GGCAGAATTCGAGACGTGGCTGCGCCGCGAGCAGCGCAAGCCGGAGCGATGAATTTCCCCAGCGGTTTACCCAACCACCCCGAAACCCGCGCCAGGCCTTGCGCTTCGATCCCGGTTCGGGGCACCACCCGCATTTTTCGCCTTACCCTCCATTCCCGCTTGTCCCGCACAAATCGTTCAGAATCAGCGGGTTAGCATGGCTTTATCGGCGGCAAGTGGGCCGCCGTTATTCGGGATTCCCGCCATTCCATGCGATGATTCCCCAGGAATTTACACACCGTGGGGAGTCAATGGCGTCGATACAGCCAGTCAACGGGAAGTACCGCGCGCAGGTGGCGGTCAAGGGCGTTCGCAAGTCGGCCATGTTCGACAAGGAGCGGGACGCGATCAAGTGGGCGGCCAAGACAGAGGCCGAGATCAAAGCCGGCGCCGAACTGGGGAAGACCTTCGGGGAGGCCGTGGCGAAGTACAAGGAAACGGTCAGCTCCACCAAGGACCATCCCGAAGCCGAAGGCCGACGCCTGGCCGACATGTCCAGGTTCTTCAAGGACGAGACGCCCATACGCGACATAGACTCCGAGGCGATAGGCCGCTGGCGAGATCACCGTCTGAAGACCGTGAGTGGGTCCACTGTGGTCCGCGAGGCGAACCTGCTGCGAAACGTGTTCCTCACGGCAATGCGTGAGTGGCGATGGATCGACACCAACCCGTTCAAGGGGGTGCGCCTGCCCAAGGAGGCGCCCGCGCGGCACCAGGTGTGGGGCTGGCGTGACATTCACCGCGTCCTTCGCCAGGACAGGGGGCCACGCACGAACGAGATGATCCGAGCTTTCCACATCTGCCTGCACACCGCCCTGCGGCTCAAAGAGGTGCTGGGCGCGACCTACGACGCTCGACGGCGCGTTCTGGTCCTGGGCAAGACCAAGACGACCAGACCAGGCGAAGTGGTGGAAGTGCCGGTCACCCGTCGCGCCGCGCGGGTGCTTCCCGCGCTCATGGCCGAGCCATTCACGGTCGGCCCGAATCTGGGTAGCGTGCTGTTCAGCAAGATGACCGACCAGATGCTGATCGATGGGCTGACCTTCCATGACAGCCGAGCAACAGCCCTCACACTGCTGGCCAGGCGAATGGACGTGATGACCCTGGCCCGGATCAGCCGCCACAAGGACTTGAAGATACTCTTGAGCACGTACTACCGAGAGTCCGCCGAGAAGATATCCGCTCGCCTTTGAAGAAAAGGCCCCGGACCTTCCCGCCCGGGGCCTGTGAAGATCGGGTTTAGCCGATCAGGGAGACACCCCGCGAAATCAGGTCAGCGTCACGAAGTTGCTTTCCGGTGGGTCGCGGTAGAGGTCCGCGATGTTGATCACCAAGCCGTTGCCATCGGGGTGCGGTCTTGCGCGGGGCAGCACCCTGCCCTCCGCCCTCGTCGCCCGGATGGTCGTGAAGCCCATGTCGCGCAGCTTGTCGCGGAAGGCAAGCCACAGAATCCGGGCGCTGATGTCCGACGCCTCTCCCGCCTTCGTGCGCGCCAGCCCATGGACCCACACCTCCGTCGGCCTGTCCTCGTCCCAGTTGATGTGGCAGAGCATCAGGTAGTCGGCCAGCGGGGGCGATGCCGGGTCGGGGTAGAAGCGCACGATGGCGCTGCGGGTGCCTTGCGGCATCAGTTGCACGCGGATCATGGCGTCAGGGCATCCATGGAGCGCTCGCAGCTGAGGCCGGCGCCGTGGGCGGCGTCAACTGCTTTTGCCAGCTCTCCCGCCAGCGCGTCAGCCCGTCCGAACAGGTCGGCGAGCACCACGATGGGAGGGGCGGCTGTCTCGACTCGGCCGGCAACGCCGGGATGCGAGGGCACGTTGGCGCCGGATCTGGCGTCAGCGACGAAGGCGGCGAGTTGCCCGCGCAGGCCGTCAGCAGCACGGTCAGCGCGAGCAGCGGCAGCCACCGCGGTTCGACGTTGTTCTTGGGCATTGGCGATCTCCTTTTGCTTGGCGGCCTCCCGCCGTGCTTCCTCTTCACGGTTGACCTCGGACTGGCGCAGCGTGGCGCGCGCTCGGGCCAGATCTGCCTGGTCCCACTTCGACTGCACCGCAGCGCTTCCGCGCTCGTAGCCGCGCGCCTCGATGCTGTTGGTCCACCATTGCAGGCCAGCCAGCACGAGCGTGGCGAGGCCAGCCCAGGCGAGGACGCGGACCCAGTTCACCTCCACCTCCACAGTTCACGAGGGCAAGATGCCGCGCAGTGGCCCTCTCTGCCGTAGGCGGTGCATCTCACGACAGAAACAGGTCGCGCTCGTCGGCGCGCCGCCTCGTCAAGCCCGGCATCTCGCGCCCGCCCGCCTTGTTCCACCGCAGGAACTGCGCAGCCGCGCCGGCGTAGTCCCCCATGTTCAGCAGGCGCAGCAGCGTGGACGAGCGAAACGCGCCGGCTCCGATGTTGAATACCAGGCTCACCAGAGCATCAAACCGGTTCTGCGTCAGCGGCACCCTCACCGCTGCCGTGATCGCGGCCTCGGCCGTGGCCAAGTCTTCGGCCAAGTACCGCATGGCCTGCTCTCGGGTAATGCGGTCGCCAGGCCTCACGCCGCCCGTGTGGCCGACGCCAATGGTCCATGGGTCGCCGCCAGTTCCGGGATCGGGATAGGCGACCAAGCGCAGCCCCTCATGCGCTGCGATCCTTTCACGGCCTTCGTCAGAGGTTTTCATCGGTGCGGCTCCAGTGGGCCGGGGATGGTTGCCGATGGCGGCGGCTCATCCCCGTGCACGCTGCGCCAAGCGGCGCGGCTGGCCAGCAGTTCGGCCAGGACGTAGACGCCGACCAGCAGAGATGCATAGCCGGGCCATTCGTGGATCAGGGGGCGCAGGGCAGAGCCGGCCATGGCGCCGACTCCGAGGCCGTGGGCCAACTGCACCGCGAAGCGGACGTTCTTGCCCATGGCGTTCAGTCGGCACAGAAGGATGACGATGCTGGCCGTGCACAAGGCGGCGTTCGCCAGTGCGATTAGGTGCTGTTCGATCATCGGTCGCTCCCTCGCATGCGGACCAACACATCAAGCAGCCGGCCGGATCGCCGCGCAAACCAACCGATGACCTCAGGCCAGTTGTCGCCAACCAGCCCGATCAAGAAGGCGATAGGCGCCAGCAGAGCGCGCTCGGTCAGCGATGGGTGGGCCCCGGCCAACAGCGCGGAGAGGCCGACCGTGACCATGGTGGCCAGGCCGCAGACACGCAGAAAAAAGAACACCGCGTTCGTGCGCGTAGCCTTCTCGCGCCGGATGAGCGAAAAGGACGCACCGACTGCAGCGGTGACGACGATCACGACGTAAGGCCCGATGATTGCCGCCGCTTCTCGACCAAACATGATGGTCGAGAAGAAGACAAACAGGCCAACGACATCGGTAACCCCGCTCTGGTTCACGGGAGCACCAGCAAGCCAGACAGCACCAGCACCGCACCATTGGCCCCGGGGTAGCCGTTGTCGTACCTGCGGAGCTGGAGAACCCCTGCGTTCATCAGTCCCATGACCGACACACCGGTCACGACCGTTTCCCGCCCGCTGAGGCTTCCGCTCACCACAGGGAAAGGTAGCGACACGGTGATGACACCGGCCCCTGTTCCGTTGTTGATGATCTCCACAGTCAGCGACACGAGAACGAACTTGCCCATGCGCTGGTAGACCATGGTCGCGTTCGAAGACGTGATCGCCCCGCCAGCTGCGCCAATGACAGGGGCGAACGACTCAACCTCGATCCGCGACAGCAGCGAGGTGCTGTTGCCGTTGACGTAGACCAGCTTCTTGCAGCTGTTGCCCTGCACGATCATCGTGGCCGTGGGCTTGTCCAGGTAGATGTCGTGCGTGCCTGCGGTGCTCTGAAAGATGTTGTCCTTGACCGTGGCGGCGGCCAGGTCCACCACCGGGCCAAGGTTGACCGCGTTGCGCGCGACGTAGCCGAACACGTTGGCGTTCACCGTCAGAATCATCCCTCCCGTGATCGGCCCGCTAGTCAGCGCGTTGACCGCATCGCAGGCGATGTTCTGGAAGTTGTTCGCGGTGATGCTGACGTTTTTGCCATCAGCGATCCAAACCGCCCCATTGCTCGGGGCGGCGGCGTTGTAGCCGATGTCTGAGAAGTCGTTGCCGACGATTTGCACCCCAGCCGTCAGTTGCAGGAGGATGCCCAGGCCGCCAGTTGCTTCGGACCCGGACCCGGAGGCACGGCCGGTAGCCGTGAATTTGTTCCCCGAGATCAGGACTTTGTCTGTCTTGAACTCGTCTACCCACTGGTACATGTGGATGCCGCCGCCGTAGGTAGCTTCCAGCGTGTTGCTCGACACGACCCCCGACACCGCGCCGATGAGCACGATCCCGCCACCGCCGTGGGAAACGTTGGCGCAGTTGACGTAGTTGCCGGTGATCGTGAAACCCGTCACGTAGGGCGATCCGGCTACGTCGTTCACCAACGCGATGTTGTCGTCGGCGTTGTCCAAGCAGATGTTGTTGGAAACGATGATCTGACTTGCGCCGTCAGCAATGTGGATGCCGTCTGCGAGGCAGTTCTTCACCGTGTTCTTGGTGACGATCACTTCGCTGACGTTCTGCAGCCACATGCCGGCAGAAGCGATGCCACTGACGTGGCAATCCTGGATGATCGTGCCCTTGATGTGCTTCGTGTCGTTGAACACGCAGATGCCGAAGCCGCTGTCTCCACGAACCAGGCCAGAACCCTGCATGACGATGCGCAGGCCGCGCGCCTGGAACCCGTCTTCTGTTGCCCGGATGCAGTGGAAGTAGTTCGCGCTTGGCTTGGGGTACAGGATCGTCGCCCCGTAGCCCTCGATGTGCGTGTTCGGCGAGGTGAAAGCCAAGCTGTCCACCACGGTGTAGGTCTTGCCCGGCGTCAAACGCAGGGTCTTGCCGGCTGCAGCGTTGGCGGCTTCTTGAAGGCTTGGGAAGTCGTCGGCGCTGACGATCTCGCGCGCCTTCGCGAGCATCGTGCGCACGACTGCGTTGTAGCCGTCCTGCTGGAATGACACCATGTTGGCGCCCTTGCCCGTACCGACTGCCAGAAGATCAGACCGAAGCCCGTTGATCAGGCTTGCTACGCTGAACTCCTGCGAGGATTTGGCGTAGAGAACTTGCACTTTCGTGGAGCTGCGCACCGTCATGGAATGGTTGGTCGCAGCGAACACGAAGGCTGGTGTTCCGCTGCGGGCAATCATCCCGTTCTTGGTGCGCAGCGGCTGCGCTGCGGGCTGCGTCAGGGCCGAGTCCCAATACACCGTGATCGGGGACGTTTCCGGGTTCTGGTTCTCCGCACCAACGTAGACATAGCCCGCATCCAGCGGCCGGCCGTCCAACTCGAAGAACTGCGGATAGGGGGACTCGATTGCGAGCATGTGTGTCCTCAGTGGAGGGTGGGCTGTGGTGCTGGAGGAGCGGTAGGCGCGGGGCCTGGAGCGCGTGGCGGCTTGCTCTGCGTGTCGTTCAGTGCGTCGGAGATGCGGCGGCGCAGCTTGGCGTCCTTGATGTGGTTCAAGGCGAGGCGGGCGCCCGTGGCAATGGGTGCAGGAACTCCGCTCACGCCACTCAGGCCCAGGTCAGCAAAGGCCGTCAACAGCGTGGCCGCGGTGTTCGACATGTTCACTCCGGCCTCTGGCGGCACGGTCAGCGTGTACTGCGCAAGGTCGTTGATGTCGCGCATCTTCTGCGCGCCCTGCTTGCCGAACACGAACTCAAGGCGCCCGTCTGCGTCCAGTTCGCGGATAGCCTTGTCCAGCTTGGCCGGCGACACAACGCGGCTGCCGGTCGCGTCCGTGGCGACATTGCTGGCCGCCTCGTCGCGGATGTAGCGGGCGGTGGAGCCTTGCAGCTCTTTCCACGCCTGTTGCCCATCCTGTCCACCGCGCTGCAGGACGCGGCGCACGTTGCGCACGTCGTCCAGGCTGCCCTTCAAGATCGAGTGGCTGAACACGTCCTCCAGAGCGACCTGCCGATCCGAGGTCCCACGCCGGTTGTTCAGCAGCTTGGCAACGGACGCACGGTCTTCGTAGTTCTGGGCATAGCGTTGCCGAGTGGCGCGAGCTTGCCGGTACAGCGCCCCGCCCGCGCCCTCGGTGGCCTCATCGACCAGCCCCTTGAGGATGGTTGCTTGCCGGATGTTCGTTGGGTCGATGCCAGCGGCGTTGCTGACCGAGCGGCGGAACAGTTCGGCGGTCTTGAGTGGCACAGGCCGGGATATGAGTTGCCCGTCTTGTTCGACGGCCATGCCGAGCTGTAGCGCCTTCTGCCGGGCCATCGTCAGCACCGGAGCCACGGTTGCCTCCGGCGCGTTCTCCACCAGGTGATCGATCACCGACGCCAGCGCGACGGGCGACTCCATTTCGCCGGCCTTCTCGGCGTTCTTGTAGGCCACGCGAATCTGGGCCTTGTCGCGTGCGGCCTGCTGCACCAGGGCTTTGTCCACAGCGATCCCGGCAGCCCGCAGCGTCGGGGCCTGGGCGCCCGTCTCATCGATCCAGCTGTCGAAGTTGCTCAGGATGTGGTTGTTCTGAGCGGCCACACGCTCGCGCAGCACGTTGCCCTCGGCCGGCATCTTGGCCGTCTCGCGCTCGAACTTGAGCTGTGCGGGGTCGCGCGTGGCCTGGCCGCGCGTCAGAGCGGTGTCGCCCGTGAAGCCCAGGGTTTCGGCCGTTGCGCGCCGTTGGGTTGCCATGTCGGTAGCCGCGGCGTTGACGCTGCCGCGCGTGCCCGGCGTCGGCCGCGTGTCGTCGCGCGTGATGGCCTCCAGCGCACGGCGCGGCAGGGTCGTTGCCTTGCTAGCGGCCAGGTTGGCGATGCGCGAACCGGCATCGATGCCGCTCGACACCGCAGCAGCCCCGGCCTCGCCCGCTACGGCCCGCCCAAGGCCTTCTGCGCCAGCGCGGGCTACCACCCCAGCGGGGGCGGCGCTGCGCGCCCCAGCGGCGGCCGGGGCAAGACCAGGCAGGACGGGAGCAATCGGGATGACCTGCTGCATCACCTCGCCCATCGCCTGAGCTTGGGATTGGCCAGACGGCGTACGGGGCGCGTAGGTCAGTGCTTGGGCGCCTTGCATAGCCGACTGCTCCACCATCCGCGCGGCCTCGGGCGTGCCGAACTGGCCGCTCAGAATTTGTTCGGCCATGCCCTTGACGGTGCCGCCGATGGTGCCCAGCGCGCCGCCAGTGGCGCCTGTGACTGCAGTCAATGCCGCCTCGCCCGTGCCGATGGCCCGGTCGATCAGGCCGACATCGGGCGCGGGCCGAGAGTTGCCGTCCGATGCCGGGGCCTGCGGGGCTCCGGTCGTGGGGATCTGCCCGACAGCCGCGGCCGGCTGGTTTGCGGTGCCGGCCAGGTGCGCGATGACCTCGCCGTCCGAGTAACCGGACTTCTTCGCCGCGGCCAGGTCGAAGCCGTCACGCTGCGCCAGGTGCGAGGCGATCTCGGCGTCGGTGTAGCCGGCTTTGCGGGCGGCTTCGGTGTCAAACGCCATGGCTCACCGCTGGAAGGAAGACAGCGGCGGGCGTGCGCCGGGTGCTGCGGGCGTGTCGGGCGCGCCCAGCCTCACGCCAGTGCTCTTCGCAAGGTTCTCGCGGCCCTTGTTCAGCAGTCGGGTGGCTTCGTTCAGGCTGGCCCGGAACTGCGTTTCGGACTGCTTGCGGCTCAAGTTCTGGAACGCCGCCTGCAACTTCTCGCCTTCCGCGTTGGACAGCGCGCCCATGCCCTTGATGTTGGGGATCTGGGCCAGGAATGCTTGAGACCCCAGCGTGTCGATCAGCGCCACCGCGTCGGCGCTCTGGTCGTTCGTGAAAGCCGGCAGGCGCCCCTCAATGGCGCCCAGCACGTCATTGAGGCGCGGGTTCTGCTGGATGCGCTGAATCGTGTTCAGCATGTTGTCGATGTTGGCGGCGCCGCTCTCGGCCGTGGCCACCTTCTCGCGCAGCTTGTCGTCGCGCTTCGTCACAGCCTCCTGCACCTTCAGGCCAAGCTCCTGCCGCTTCAGGTCCGTGTCGGCACGGCTGGTGGCTGCGTTCATCGCGGCGATGCGCGAATTCATCTTCGCAATCTCGGTGTCGGCCGCCCACTTCTTGATCTGTTCCTCGCCCATCTTCAGGTCTTGCACGGCCTTGGACTCAGCGAACTTGGCGCCCACGGTGGCGGTCTTGGCGTCGGCTGTCGCCTTTTCCAGGGCGGCCGGTTGCAGAGCAACCTTGCGCCCCTCCTCCGCGTCGGCGCGGCTCTCTCCGCCCAGTTTGGCGAAGGTCTCGGCGAACTTGTCTGGCCCCATGTGCGAGGACAGGCTGAGCGCAATCGATGTCTTGGCGGTGTCGGGATGCTCCTTGATGAGCTTCGCCATCGTCTCGGCTTGCTTTGCAGTGGCCTCGTCGCCACTGTTCCGCGCCGCGACAGCCTGGTCGCTGAACAGCTGCTCGGCAAGGTCCACGCGCCCGGCCTGGATCGCGGCATAAGCCTGCGTGCCCTGCTGGAGCTTGGACTGCTGCTGCGCGGTGTTCAGCGTTGCCCAGGATTCGCCGAGCTGCTTGCTCAGTGACGGGTTGCGCGCCATGACGGCGGCGTAGTCCGCGCCTGTCGCGTTGGGCTTGGTGGAAAGCGAGTAGAGGTCTTGCTGCGTGCGCTGCTGCGCCTGCATGGCCGCCTGCTTTTGTTGCAGCTCAACCTGTTGCGCTTGCTGCTGGGCCTGAACTTGGTTGATGTCCAGCCCGGTTTTGTAGCCGGCCAAAGCCTGCTGAAATGGGTTGGCGACTTGGAGGGTGTAATCGAAGGGGCCGGCCATCAGAACATCGCTCCCATGGATCCGCTCCCGTAGAGGGAGTCGTAGGAAGGAAGAATGGAGCCGCCCGCAGCTGCGCCGCCTGTAGACCCGAAGCCCTTTAGCCCAGCGTATGTGCCAAGAGCGCCGGAAAGGCCGCCTGCGAGCTGGGAGCTTGCCGCACCCTGACCGAGAGCGCCGCCAGCTTGGGCAGAGCCCATCTGACCCAGAAGCGCCGCGATGCTTCCGCCTGTCTGCATGCCGGCGTTGCCAACTCCTGCCGCAGCGTTCTGCCCCAGCGCAGTCAGCCCGCCCAGCTTCGAATACTGGTCGTTGATCGTGGCGGCCAGCAATGCCGGGCTGAACTGCGCGAGCGCGGCCTGCGTGTTGCCGCCGCGCAGCCCGCCAGTGGCGGACGCGTTCTGCAAGATGCTGTTCTCGCCCTGCTGAAGCATGGACGTGAACATGGGCGAGTTCTTCAGCGCGTCGATGGACGTTTGCTGTGCAGCGGCGCCATTGAGCCCAAGCAGATCTTGCTGGCCCTGCAGCGCGCCAGGAGTGCCGGCGACCGCAGCCGTCAGGGGTTTGTTTCGACCTTCCGCCTGGCCGTACTGAAGGTAGTGGTCTTCCGCTGTGTCGGCGGTGTAGTACTTGGCAACATCGGGGTACATGGCAAGGTACGCCGCGCCGTCAAACTTGCCGCCTGGATCAGCCGCAATGCCGGACCCCGCCTGAACGTAGGGAAGCAGCAGCTTGCGCAGCTCTTCCATTTGCCGCTCTTGGGCGTCGATCCCGGCGAGTGCCGCGTCGGTCTGAGCCCCCGCAGCCTTGCCGGCCGCCTTGCTGGCCTGGCTCGATGAATAGGCGCCCAAGAGCGCCGAGCCGCCTACTGCGACTGCTACGACAGACATGCTGCCTCCTGACCAGGAAGGATGTTCATCGGCTCACACAGCGTCGCTTCGATCTGTTCGATGTCGCGCAATTCGTCGGGGTTCAGGTGGACCGTCAGCCAGACGACTTCGGTGTGCGTGTAGCCCACCCGTTTCGTGCCGGCCGGCGCGATGAACGGGTGATAGCCCTCAATGCGCTTCATCTCGCCATCGACCAGCGTTGTCATGGCGCCGCTGACCATGACCGACACATGCTCGAAGCGGTGAACCCGGCCGGTCATCAGCGTGCCTGCAGGGACGCGGATTTCCCGCATGTAGAGCCCGGGGGCAAAGCGGTGAGTTGCTGGAATCTCGGTCTGAGGCAGGCCGATCAGGTGCGACTCCAGGTGCTCGATCTGGAGTCGCGTCGGGCCGTGCTGCGGCTGCTGTTCCGCGATGGGCTGACCGCTTGCCTGGGTCAGGTCAACATCAATGCGGACTTGGGGCTCAGAGAGCATCGACAGTCTCACTTCTCGCGCCTGGCGCGGGTCCGTGAGCTGCTGGCGGCTCGTTGGTCTGGTCTCAGCTAATCGCGCGTGCGCGACTGGGGCGGATTATATGGGTGACGTATGCGATGCCGCAACGCCATATGCGCCAGCTATAGCATTGACCCCGACATCCATGTGTTCGCAGGCGCCCCCGAGGTCCCCTGCGAGACCGTGGCGCCGTGGTAGACACGCAGGTCATAGACATCATCCCCGTCCGGAACATCCATGCAGCTCACCGCCACGCGCACGCTTCCGGCCGCGGCCCGCTCTGCATTGCCCCCCGCCTTGAAGATGGCCCCATTCTTGTAGATCGCCACGTCCACCGGGGCGGCCTCTGTCATCGCCAGCAACACCGCCCCCTCGATCAACACGGGACGGCCTGCAGGCGGTGTCCATGCCGACGATGCGAAGTTGCCGTTCAGGTCGAATAGCTCGGTGCTCAGGTTCACCTGCGTGAACACTCCGGCAGGAATGGTCTGCAGAACAGAGTTGTTGTGCGCGCTGAAAGCAGACAAGACAGTGACCCCGGTCCCGCCGTGAGCAACGGGGGTGACGCCGCCCATGTTGCCCAGGTCCAGGCTTGGTTCGTCAATGTCGATGGAGGGGTTGCCGTCTGCCCCATCGCCGTACATGACTTCAATGCGCGATGACCCGGCCTGAATCACCCGAAGCTCTGCGCCTGATGCGGTCTTGGCGACGATGCCAGTCCCGGTCAGTTGAGATAGCGCCGCCAGGAAAGCCTGCAACCGCAGCTGAAAGGCCCCGCCCGGTCCGCTGTCGGCCGTTGCCAAGCCAGTGCCAACCGTGAGGCCGCGCCCGTTCGGCAGTGATGGCGTCACGCTCAACAACAGGAATGGCTGCGTCTTGGTTTCCTCTGCAATCTCCAGCGCGTCGGTTGCCTTGTTAAGCGCCTCGGTGACAGCCTCCGGAATGCCTATCGCCACGTCCTGCGAAAGGTCGCGCAGTTGGGCCTGCAGCCGCGGAAGGTTCGTCAGCGTGGAAATCAGGTCCGCAGGGATTGCCCCTGTGCTGCGCATGTTCGCCATCAGGCCAGCGCCTCGATCTGCGCCTCAAGCCGGGCGATGGACAGGTGTGCGTCGCTGGTGCCGCGGAACTTCTGGATGCGGTAGTTGCGGAACGTGCCCTGCCGGCGCCAAGCGATGCGCTTGTTCCGCTCGCCCTGCTTGCCTGCCGCGGTCGGCCGCTCCTCGCTCCACGTCTGCCCGTCCAGGGAATAGCTTGTCCAGATGACGGGATCTGCACCGAGCGGAACACGGCCAGGCAGCGCCACCAGCTCCAGCTCATGGATGATGCCGCCGCGGCCTTCGTTGTAGAGCATCTGCGTGCCGAACTCCCACCCGACCACAGCGCCGTAGTGCGTGGACACGTCCTGCGTCAACACGCCGATGCGCCCACTCGTGGGGTCGCCAACCATCCATTGATCGTAGGCCCAGCAGATGTGTCGCGCCTGGTAGACCCCCAGGCCCACCACGCTGGTTGCCAGCGTGAACCAGACCGGCTCCCCAACCACCACGGACGCGGCGGCGTCGTAGACGAGCGTTTGGTCTGGCAGATGAACCAGCAACAGCTTGTGTGACCGGTCCGCGCGCGCCTCCACCACGACTTGGGACAGCTGCTCTTCGGTGTAGCCCTGCAGGATTCGGTCGGTCTCGGCTGTCGCGATCTGGACCGTTGAGCCGCTGTTCACCAGGTAGATGGATGGGGCCTCGCCCCTGCCCGATCCGATGAACGCAATGGTTTCGGCGAACAGACACGCGGCGTGCGTTCCGATGGCGCCGCGGGGCACCTGGGCGCCGTCGATCCGCTGGAACGGAAAGTTGTCTCCGCCAACGTTCTGGAACACTTCCGTCGTGTAGCGGTTGAGCGCGTAGATCTCGCCGCGCAGCTTGAGCAGAGGTAGAACAGGGTCGGGGTCTGCTTCAGAACTGCCGTACTTCAGCGGGTTGACGGCATACCGGTCGTTCAGCTCCGTGACCGCCAGGGTCACGCCATCGGTCACCATCCAATAGCCATCGACCCACACAACATCATTCACGGTGCCGATGTCAGGGTCGGTCACCTGGGTCAGTTCGGACCCGTCCCAGTAGTGCAGTTTGCCGCCCGACGCGATGCCTAGCACGTCGAAGGAGTAGTCCATCGTGACGGGGGCAGTGCCACCCACGTCCCCCAGCACCGAAACAGAGCCGTTGCGCTCGACGCGAACTAGCTTCGTGCCCATGACGCGGTATTGCAGACCGTTCCAGACCATGACGCCGCGGGTCGGGCCTGGCCCTGTCCCGAACAGCTCGATTCCATCGGCGGGCCTCAGGTAGCCCTTGCTGATGCCCTGCTCCTTGGGCACCGGCACCATGTTGCGCGGGTAGCTCGACCGGAAGTCAGGTGACTCGTCGGTATAGATGCCGTTGAGGATGGGGATTTGCATGTCAGTTCGCAACGCCCTTTAGGCAGGCACGACGGTGCGGGACAGCGGAACACTCATGACAGGCATTCCGGGGAGTCCAGACACCATCGGCGTGCTGCGCGTGTCGAACAGGCAATCGAGGATGCCGCTTTCGGCCAGAGTGGGCTTGGTGCCGTTCCCGACAGTGCCCGGGTAGCCGGACATGTAGGTGTAGCTGACGGACGTGGGGGCCGATCCGACCGCGTAAGTCAGCCGCACGCGGTTCGGGCCGGTCAGCAGTGCAGAGGTGGTCGGGAACACCGAGCCGCCGCCATCCAGTTGCAGACGGAAGCCGGTTGGCGCGCCGCCCGCCCTCGTGGCGATGGTCCCCGAGCCGCCCGTGATCGGCAGATCCACGGTGAGCGTACCGCCCGACCACGACCATGTGCCAGCACCCAGGAAGCCGCCGTTGGCGTCGTAGGTGCTGTGGCCCTGCTCGAAGGCGAGGCCGGTCGCGATGCGCTCGGACATGCAGCCCATGTCGGCCGAGGTCGCAGCCGGGTGGATCATGTCGCCGTCGTTCGGCTGGTCGGTGATCGAGGTGAACAGCTTCACCGGCTCTCCATCCAGCGCACGCTGCTGTGCCCAGGTGAGGTCATGGTTGCGCATGCTGTTGAGCTGGTCCACCCAGTCCGAACCCACGGGGATAACGAGCATCTTGAAGGTGAACGCCCCACCAGGTGCGCTCGCGGCTGCAGCCTTGAGCTGGCCGAGCAGCTTGTCCATGGCAGCCCAGCGCGTGGCCTGGTTCATGGTCAGATCGCCATGGCCCTGGTTCCAGATCACATAGCGCGGCCGGGCCTCGTGCATCGCTTTGAGGACGCGCTGCCAGGTCGTCCCCGTGTCGTCGTAGCGGGAAATTGCAATGCCTTCGATGGAAATATCCAGGAAGTACGACCGCTGACCAGTCATCTGCGTCAACAGGTCGGCCGCAACGGTCTGCCCCCATTTGATGGTGTAGGAGGCCGCATTACGGTCCTGCCAGCCCGACGTGTTGTTGGCCGGGATGCGGTTCAGCGTGCCGATTGGCATGAACACGTCGAAGGCGGTCATCTTGCCGACCGACCCGGCGCTCACCGCACGGCTGCTGCCCGACATCTGCATGAGCTTGCTGACGATGGACTGGCCCATCGCGATAGCGCCAACCCCACACCCGAACGTGCCGTGCGCACGGCGCGCCGGAGACCAGTTGCCGTCAGGCAGCTTGTATCGGGTCTCGGCCTTGAACTTCACGCCGGCCGCGTGGGGTACGCCTGCGATGTCGCCCTGCCAACGACCTGCTGTCGTGGCGGTCATCGTCGTCCAATCCACCAGCACATCAGGCGCCGGGGCCGGGTCGGCCGCAGCGCTAGACACGATGCGGATCTGAACCTCCGTCACGGCGCCGCGGCGCGAACCCCATGCGCGCACGGTGCTTGTAGAGGCAGGCGCCAGGTCGGCGGGGAAGATGACGCCATCGCGCCAATCCAGGGTCACGCCTGCGTCTGCCGTCTGCACGCGGGCGGTGCTGATGAACGATGCGCCCACGCCTTCTACGGTGCCATGCTGCCCGGCGATCAGCTCCTCCATCTGTCCACCCACGGTCTGCGAGCCAGGCCAGTAGCGGTCGCCGCGCAATGCCTCAAAGGGCAGCACGTCTCGGGCATCCACCCCCTGGGCCAGCATCACCGCCTGGGCCGACGTCATCGCGCCGCCGTTCCACAGCACCACTTGCCCGATGGGGCCGCCCCAGTACGAGCGAGGCGTCTGCGTCACGAGGTTCAGGAAGCCCAGGTACAGGGGCTTGTTCTGGATGGTCTTCCAGAATCCACGGATGTTGTCGTTGCGCGCAGTGGTCAGGCCAGGGCCTTCATCCAGCAGGAACGCGCCATTCACGGGGTCCACATCCCACATGGAGACGACCCCGGCTTTGCATGTCACGAGCACGCCATGCGACACACTCCCGGGCTGGGCCACGACGCCGGCCTTGCCGATGAGCGGATACGGCGCAAGCGTGCCGGGCGTCATCGTGCTGATGACCTTGCGAGAGGTCACGGTGTTGTTGTCGTCGTCCTGGGCGGAGAGAGACAGCGTGCCGGCATAGGCGTTGTCGGTGGACCAGGGGTTGCCAGTGGTCGTGCCCGAGCCGTTGACCCACAGCGCAAAGTTTCCTGCCGCGGTCTGGAGGTTGTTGGCCTGGTTGCCGATGCAGGCCAGGCCGCCGCCCTTGTTGACGTTCGTGTCGCGCCACTCCGTCTGGAGGTAGAAGCTCCAGTCGTCGCCGTTGGTGTTGCCCAGGCTCACGTTCCCGCAGGCGATGCGGGCGGTGTTCGTGGAGTTGCTCTGCATGCCGGTCAGTTGCGCATCGAAGGGGGCGGATGCGCGCAGCGCGGCAGAGGTCACGGTAAGCGTGAACGCGGCCAGGTTTGCCGTTGCCCCGACTCCATCCGTCACACGCACAACGATCCCGGCGTTGACGCCATCTGCAGTCGGCGTGCCAGCGATGGCGCCCGAGACAGCGTTGATGGACAGGCCAGCCGGCAACGCCCCGGCGCTGATCGAGAACGTGTAGGGGGTCGTTCCCCCAGACGCGGACGGTGTGAACGAATACGGATTGCCGACTTGCGCGGCCGTGGACGGTGTGCCGGAAATCGAAAGCGTCGCCCCAGCTGCTGTGACCGTGATCCCGAATGCCGGAAGTGTGGCCGTGGACCCCGCATGGTCTGTAACGCGGATGCTTAGACCCGAGGCGGTGCCTGCAGCAGTTGGCGTGCCGCTGATAGCCCCGGTAGAAGTGCTGAACGACAGGCCAGCCGGCAGAGTGCCAGCAACCAGCGCGAAGGTGTACGGCGTCACTCCGCCCGAAGCACTCGGCGTAAACGCGTAGGGAGCCCCCACTGTGGCAGCAGTGACAGGCGTCCCGCTGATTGCCAGAACTACGGGCGCCGCAGCGACCGTGATGCTGAAGGGTGCCAAGCTGGCCTGGGTGCCATCTGCATCTGTGACGCCAAGCGTGATCGCCGCCGCCGTTCCCGCGACCGTTGGAATGCCACTTACCGCTCCGGTCGTCGCGTTGAGAGTGATACCAGCCGGCAGCACGCCCGACACAACCGAATAGGTGTACGGCGCGGTGCCTCCGGTCGCGGAGAGGGTGAACCCGTACGACGAGCCAACCGTTGCGCTGGTGAGAGGATTCCCGAACAGCGCAAGATTAGACCCTGCTGCTGCGATGTCGATGCTGAAAGGCGCGAGGATTGCCAGGGCGCCAGTTGCATCGGTCGCAGTCAGGGCAATCAAACCAGAGGCGCCCGTCTGCGTCGGTATGCCATGCACCAGGCCGATCTGAGGATGGATCGACAGGCCATCAGGCAAGGAGCCAGCCGGGTCAGAGTAGGCGTACGGCGCAACACCACCGCTCGCCACCACAAGGAAGCCCGCGTAGTTCTGTCCCACCGTACCAGACAGGACCGGTGTGCCAGAGACGGACAGCGCGGCCGGCGCACTGCCTGCGTCCTTAACGATCCACGAGCCGTTGACCTTGAGATACAGCGCGCCCGTTTTCGGATCGGCGGCGAGCCAGCCGTCGTAGCCCACATCGTCGGATGGCAGGCCATCGGCCGTGAGCACCAGGCTGGCACCGGGGATTGCGCCAGGGGTGGACAGGAGCGTGCCGACAACTTCGGCGAGGGCCCCCATCGACGCCTTGCGGCCCTGTCCATTGGCAGGGTCGTAGTACTGGATTTGCGCCGCGGTGCTCGGGACGCCTTGGTTCAGTGTGGCAATCGGGTCCATGCTCACTCCGGGAAGTTGAAGTTGCCGTCCTGGTCGAAGCCGGCCGGTCGAATGATTTGCGGGGGCAGGAATGGCGAGCGGCCATAGCGGCGATTGCCGGCGCCTGCGGGCATGCTGGGTCGGCTCATCGGCGGGACCACGGATGCGCGGCGCAGGAGGCGCGCATAGCCCTCTACGGCGGTCTTGCGCGTCACCGCGTTGAGCGCCTTGCCGTAGCCAGGGCCAAGCCGGATTGCCAGCTGCAGGTAGACCGTCTCGGCCGCGGTGTCGGGGATGCCGCTGTCGTCGTCCGGGTCGGAGTCGTCGGGCGAGGTGGGCAACAGGTAGCCCAGGCGGATGCCGTCCTCTTCCCACGAAGCGATCATGGAATCGAGGCGACGCAGCGCGGTCTGTTGCTCTTCGGGCGACAGGTCGAACTCCGAGCCGGCCAGGCCAAGCTCAGAGAAGGCTTCGGAGATCAGCGCCCTCTTCGTCCACATGGGTCAGCCCAGCTTTGCGGCGATCAGGTCGCCCAGCTTCTTGTCGGTGGTGCGGCCGTCGAACTTGATGGACAGTTCGCGGGCCTTCTGCTCCAACTCAGCGCGCGTGACAGGGGCGTCGTCCGCGGGGGCGGGAGCAGGAGCAACCTTCACCGACTCGCCGGCTTCGGTGGGTGTGCGGAACCAGCCATCGGCCAGCGCCTGCTCCACCTCGTGGCCGTCCACGATCTGCCAGTCCACCATGAAGCCATGCAGCAGATCCATGCTGCCGGGCCGGTAGAGCATCGTTGCGTTGTCCATCTTTCCCCCTCATGTGAGAGCGGCGGCTGTTTGGGCCGCCGCGTCTCGTTGCTTTTGCTGATCAGTCCCGCTTGATCGGGTTGACCGCGGTCACGTCGTTGGTGTGGCCCGGCCCTGCCGAAGTCACCTCCAGCGGCGAGGACACACCCAGGCGGTCGCACAGAGCCTTGACGTACTCGGTGCGGTTCTTGCCGCTGCGCTCCAGCTCCATCAGGCCGGCGACCTTGCCTTCAGGCACCAGCGGGTCGGCATCGGGCTTGATGGCGTCCTTGAACGCATCGAGACCGAGGTCCACCAGGTGAGACCAGGGCATGATTTCGTGGCGGTCTGGCCAGCGGTCGCCCTGCGCGTCGCCTTCAGTGACCGACTGCGTGCGGAAGTTGGTCGCTGCGCTCTCGGCGTGGGCTTGCTTGAGCCCTTCCTTCTCGGCCGCAGTTTTCTCGGCTGCGGTGAGTTCCACGGGCTTGGCTTCGTCCTTCTTGCTCATGATGAGACTCCAGATTGAGGTTGAACTAAGCGCCCCCAGCGGCATGCCGGGGGCGCGCCTCGCGGGACGCTGCCGTCTGCGAGGGTCCAGGCTCTTAGGTCTGGTTGAAGAGTTCGACGCCGGCCATCTGCGGGTTGGTCAGGGACGTGCCCCAATCCACGTCCCAACGGGCCTTGACAGTCAGGTCGTTGATCTCACCCTGGCGGGTGTAGGTGATCTTGATGCCGTTCTCGGTCGTGCCGCGCATGACTTGCCAGCCGTCTTCCGGGTCCACCTGGAACGAGCCGGGCAGCAGCAGGAGCGATTCCTTCTTGAAGAAGGGGTTCAGCTCTGCAGCAGCGGTGTTCAGCCAGGTCAGCGTGGCGCCGGTGGCCGGCGTGGCCGTCACGTTCTTGAACTCCAGCTCGGCGCGCGTTCCGCCCTGGCCGGAGATGATCGCGGGCGCCACCAGGATCGCGTTGGCAGACGGCTTGCCGATGACGCGGAACGTCTGCAGCTGGCCGGTGTCCTGCTTGGTGATCATGTGGACCGAGTTGACGCCAGTGATGGTGAACGCGTCACCGGCCTTGATCGCGGCGTAGGTCGCGGCGGTCACGTTCAGCACCGAGTAGCGGTTGTCCACGTTCTCGGTCTCGCCCGTGGCGGCCGTGCTGGTGGACTTCGGAACCCAGTACTGATTCGCACCGTTGACCGTGGTCGCGCCACCGCCAGCGGCAGCCAGGCGGAACGTCTGGTCGTTTTTGAACACCTCGAAGCCGGCGATGTCGTCGCTCACGCGAGCACGTTGATAGGCGGTCATGGTCTCGCGCAGGCCGGAGGTCTGCGGCTTGGCCAGGTTGCCTGCCATCGCGTTGTAGACGCGCGGAGCCAGGAACATGTACCGGTTCGCCAAGCCGATGCCTTGCTCGGTCAGCTGCGCGTCGGCCAGGGCAATGTCATCGAAGCCGGTGGGGGCAACGGTGCGCTTGATGACCTGCGAACCCTGCAGGGCCACGGTCATAAACAGCGCATAGTTGATGTCGCTTGCCAGCTTGTGCTTGGCCTCGTCGCCTTTGCGCTTGAGGGTGGACGCGCTGCGCAAATCCTTGGCGGTCAGCTTGACCGGCGTGGACTTGTGGAAGCCGATGGACACGGGCACCGACAGCTCGGTCATGTCGCCGAAGTTGGCGGTCTGGTCGAAGCCGTCGTAGCTGACGGCGATGCCCGGAGCGGGGATCCAGAACTTGTCGCCGGTCCGGTTCATTTCCAGCGGCGAAAGGGGCTCGTACTTGGTGGCGGCTTTGGAGATGACGAGGCCGTCTTCGAAGCCCTCCAGCACATCATCGAACATCACGCGCTCTTCGCGCGAAAAGGTGTTGGCCATTTGAATTCCTGGTGAGTTAACCCACAGCCTTCAGCTTCAGCGACCGCTTGTAGTTGACCAGCTCAGTGCGGTCTCCCGTGCGATCAGCCTTCTCTTCCAGCTGCTTCAATTTCGTGTCACCCGCAATAGGCGTACGGCCAGAGCCGGACAGCTTGGTTTCGGGCAATGGGGCTGCTTTGCGTTGCGTAACCTTCACTTGCGTCTCCAGTTTTGCGACCGCGAAAGCGAATTTCACAGGGTCATTGATGGAAGCGAGTTCCTTGGCCTTGGCCGGGTTCTTGCCGAGCGCGTAGATGACAGCGGCGGGGTTGTCGGCGCCAGCAACGATGATTTGCGGTTGATTGCCAGAGAGGAATTCCATGGCTTGCGCCTCGGTTTCCTCGTAGTCGGAGACCTTCAGCGCAGCCTTCTGCTTGCCGTAGTTCTCCAGCTTGGCGTTCCAGGCCTTTTGATCGGCCTCCACTGCTTCACGCTGCTTGCGTTCTGCCTCATCGGCCGCCCGTTTCCGGTCATGCCATGCGGTCAGTTCCGCCTCGAACTTGTCGCCGTCGTAGTCGCAGCCCTCAAGCGTTGGCTTGGCGCCTACCGTCACGGCTCGCGCCGTTGCGGTCTCGCGCTCTGCCATCTGCTCTTCGAGCTTGCGCAGCTTTCTCGACTTCTCCCGGTGCTCCTTGCGCAGGTCTTTGACCCATGCCGGAAGGCCCTTCAACTCTTCGTCCTCGGATGGCGGCGACTCATCCCCGATGGAGACGACGACCTCGCCGGAGTCGCTGGATTCGGTTTCGTCGGTCTGCTCGGCTTCGGTCTGCTCGACCTCTTCCTGCTCGACTTCGGAGCCCTCTTCCAGCTCTCCAGCTACGTCCTCGACAACTTCGGTTTCTTCAGCCTGGTTGGACATTCACGACCCTGTTGGACTCACCAAGAAACGGCTGGTGGGCGCCGTGGGCCGATGATAGTTATTCTCTATCGACTACGCAATGCCGATTTAATTAGTCTATGGAGAATTTTTTGATGCAGGCGGCGGCTGCATGACCGATTGCAGGGCCTGCACGGTCGCAATGCGGGTGTTCTGCTCCTGCATGCCGATGCTGGCCAGGGTTTCCTGGCGCTGGGCGTCCTTGAGGTTGGCGCTAGCGATGGACTGCACGGTGTCGGCGCGCTTCTTCGCTGCATCGGCTTCGGCCTGGGCTGCTGCGGCCTGCAGGTATTGCGCTTGCGGATCAGGCTGCGCGTTTGCCTGTGCTTGCGCCATCTCCTGCGCTTCTTCCTCGGTGGGCTTGATCACGCCGCCCTTGACCAGACGAGAGCGTGCCCAGTCGTGCAGGTCGGACAGGCCCTCACCTTCGATGTTCATCAGCGTGAGGCTGTTGAGCACGGACAGCATCTCGGGGTCTTGCGTGATGGCCATGATCCCGGTCAGCGCGCGGACGGTCGCGGCGCGCTTGGACGACGACGACGGGCCGACATCGACCACGCAGTCCAGATCTGATTCGGTCAGGTCGTTTTTCACGTAAAGCTGCGCCGTTTCAAGATCAATCTTCTTCTGGTTCATCACCACCGAGCCGACGCCGCCCTGCGGGTCCAGCGTCTTCATGCGGCGGTCGTCCTCGATCAGGATTTCCTTCATCATCGACAGCCACACTTCGCCACTGCGCTTCATGGCCTTGGCGAGGTTGGACATGTAGATGAAGACCTGCATATCCAGGCGCGTCTGGATCAGCTCCACGGCCTTGCCAGAGCGGTTGCCCTCGATCTCTTCGCCGGCCTGCTGGTTGCCCAGGAGGTCGCCAAGCCCCTGCTCTGCCACCTGGTACAGCGCGGCCTGGGCGGGCGATACAACGGGCGGCTTGGTCATGCCGATGGGGCCGGCCGGCATCGGGTTGCCTTCCATGTCCCGCATGGCGTTCACCAGCAAATACGGGTTGTTGTCTACCCCATCGTCGGCCCACAGGCGCTCATGCCCGGCGATCTGCTCCGGCGTGAAGATGGGTTTCTCGCGCGGGGATAGGGCGGCCATCTCGGCGAGCGTGCTGATCTGCATGTTGATCAACCGCTGAGCGTCCTTCGCCAGGCGCACATGGCCCATGAAGCGCTCGATGTTGTCGATGTACCAGCGCTTGCCGTACGTGACGATGATGGGGATGCACTTGCCGGCGATGATCCCCTCATCCCTGAGCACCTTGGACCCGCTCAGGATGTACTTGTGCACGCGCTTGGTCTTGATGCGCTTGGTGCGGACCAGCTGGAACCCCCGAGCCTGCAGCTCGGCCATCTTGCCGGGGTTCTCGTCCAGATCCTCCTGCGTGACGCGCATGTCCGGCTCGTCCTCGACCAGGCCGCGGAAGAAGTTGATGACCTCGGTCTGCTCCTCGATGCGGTAGTGCTCACAGACGTGAACGACATCGGGCGTGAACCAGTCGAACTGCGTGCGCTCAATGTCCTTGGGCCAGGTTGCGTCCTCTTCGCCGAATTCCTCCTTGTACGCATCGGGAGTCATTGAGGTGAGGACGTAGCAGCGCTTCGCATCGGCCTTGTCCTGGCGCTTGGCATCGAGGTTGAAGAACACCGTCGATTCGGCGTCGAAGATCGGCTCGATCTTGATCCGCTGCCGGGTGTCGTCCTCGTCTTCCTCGTTCTCGTAGCAGGCTCGGAGTCTCCACGCGCCCATGCCACCGCCGACTGCTTCCTCGAAGGCGTTGTCGTAGGCCTCGTCCGCCGTGCTGTCCTGCTCGTCGGCCCGGTACAGGCCATTGCACACGTCGGCCACGTCCTCGCCGGTCTCGCCGTCCTTTGGCAGGAAATCGACCGTGATGCGATTGGCGCGGTACTCGTTGAAGATGCGGATCACGGCCAGGTGAACCTTGTTCATCTCCATCTGGGGCTTGTTCTCGAACTGCTCGCCCCACTTGCCCTCCCACTGCGCGCCGGCCAGGCTGTAGAACCTGCGGTCGTCCAGCGCCTGCATGCGCCCGTCCCACACGGTTGACTGGATGTCGTCAAACTCGTGCATCGCCTCGGCGTGGACCTTGCGGAGGGCTGCGGACTGGCGCTGGCTCATATGTAATCCCTATCGCGCACGCGCGCGTGATAGAACGATTCTATGGCCGTGAGCGCATTTCTCCAATTAACGCCTGCCGGCCCGGCCTGCCATGGGGTTGCGCGTGGGGATGACGGAGACCTTGGGCGTCTCGACCACGCGGCCCATCTTCTCCAGCGCCTGCGCCCATTGCCGGAAGCTGTCAGCGCCTTCCGAGTGGATGTCGTGCCGGGGCGTGTCGCTCCAACATGCGGCGCGCTCGTTCCATGTCTTGCGATACGCGGCGAGGTGATCCACACCCTCTTTCGTGCCGGCCTCATCGAACCAGGCTTGGCTGAATGCGTTGCGCACCAGCTGAATGCCGTGTGTCACTTCGCTGACGACAGGCACGATTTCCCACTTGCCGCCGATCTGCAGCTTCTTCAGTTCGTCAATGGGCGCGGCGACAACCTGGCCCTGTTGCCTCTTGTGCGCAGCATCGTGCGGCAGGTAGTGCGTGCCCCACAGCCAACCGGTGCGCTGCATCTTCTCGGCGTAGAAAGCGTATGGCTCGCCCCACCCCTCGATGAACTTGATGAAGCGGTGTTCCAGGCCGATCTTCTGGTGAAACCAGATGGCCGTGCCGTCGCTGTTGCCAATGTCCCAGAAGGTGTTGACCGGTACGCCATCGGCGTGCGGCACCGAGCAGATGCGCCCGGCCTTGCGCGCCGCGGCCAACTGCACCCCGTAGTACGTGCCTTCTGTGCTGACCTGGAAAGCCTCGCTTGATGTGCTGGGGTACTCCTGCCACATGTTCTCCGGGTCGCCGCCGAAGTCGGAGTCGCGTGTGGCAACGTACCAGTTGCGCTGTTCGCGGTCGATGGTGCAGCCTTCAAGCGCCTCGATCTTGTCGAAGTACTCGTTGTCCTTCTCCGTGATCGGCACGTCACCAGCGATGCGGTATGCCTTCTCGCCCCACCAAGGGAAGAAGTGGAAGCGGTAGTCGCGTTCCGTGAGTGCCGTGCCTTTCTCGGCCAGCGCTTCGGCGCGCGAGGTCATGGCGTAGAAGCTGCCGTCGCGCCCCTCGGCCGTCGATTCAATGATCGCGATTCCGTCCAGGGGAACGGCAGGCAGCGAGCCGTTGACGACCTCCTTTGCCTTTTCCGGGTACTTGGCGCAGATCTTGCCGAACTCGGACACATGCAACCGGTGGATCGTGCCCGAGCGCATCGACGTGGCAACGCGGATGCTGCTGTTGTTGTGGCCGAACAGGAGTTCCGTCGCGCTGTCCCGCGCGAGCGGCATGCGCTCTTTCAACTCTGCCGGCAGCCTGTCATAAGCCAGCTTCACCTTGTCGCGGAAGATGACCTCTGCAGCCTCTCTGTCCTGGGCGATGATGCCGCAGCGCTGGTCGGCGTTGAACAGCGCATGGTCCAGCCACAGGATAGCCACCAGCGTGGTGAAGCCGAGTTGCCGCGCCTTCAGGATGATGTTGCGGTGCCACAGGCGGCCGAGCAGTTTGCGCTGTGCCGCGTTCGGCCGGAACGGAACGACCGAACCTAAGTCATCATCATGGCTCTTGACCATAATTTTGTAGAGCTGGCCAGAGCAGACGCGCCACATCGGGTCGGCCAAGCATTCCGCCAGCCCTTCCGCGTCACCCGGAACGAAGTCGAGCGCAACCGCCATTAGTCACGCACCACAGGCATCGCGGTGCGGCCCATGCCGGCCAGGATGGCCCCCAGCGCGTCCACCTTCTGCTTGTTGTCCATCGCGTACAACCCAACGTGCTTCGCCAGCTTCTCCAATGCGCTGTTCTTGTCGGCGATCTTGTACTTGCGGATCACGGTCACACCTGCATCCTCACCTCGGCCGCGCTCTGTCGCGGTCTCCAAACCAGCAATGCCGGCCGCAGTGTCGTCGTCAAGCTGGTGGATCGGGATAGGCTCGCCTTCGTCCGTCAGCAGCTTGCGCGCATCGAAGAACGCAAGCCGCGCGATCTCCTGCAGCACGCGAGCAGCGGTCACTCCCGTGGTCTGCGAGCGCGCCTGTTGCGCCGCCGCGACAGCCTCGGACACCATGACATTCGATAACAGGCGGCTCGCCTGCTCTTGGGCCGTCTTCGCGCTGTAGCCGGCCCGAATCGCCGCTTGCGTGGCGTTGAGGTCGATCATGTACTCAGCGACAAACCGCTCTTGCTTCGGCGTCAGTGCCATCACTTCCTCTCCTTCTTCAAGTCTTCAAGTCCTTGAGCCGCTGTGCAAAGTCCGCCTTGATGGCGCGAAGGTCGTCCCGAGTCCACTTTCGAGGCTCGTTGTCAGCTTCGAGCGCTTCGACGGCGGCGAGCCCAATGCGAGCGATGAGGCCCACGCGGTAGTCAACGGCGTTTCCGGCAAGGAACCGGTTTTCCTGCTTGGTCTGCGCGTGGCAATTGCGTTCATCGAACCGGAGATGCGATGCAGCCCCAGTGCTTCGGTAGTGGCCAGCATCGACAGCATTCCCCGACCAGTCCAGGGTGGCCCCGCTTGAAATGCAGGCATGCCCTGCCAGACGGTCGCGCTCACGGATGTATGCATTGAAGACCTTCTGTGTTTCGGCGATGAGGACGGGAATGGTCTTCACCGCCTCCTTGCGCGTCCTGATCTGCGCCCGTTCCTCTGCCTTGTCTGCCTTCACCTTGCGGGCAGCGCACACAGGGCTGCAGACGGCCTGCATGGGGCGCGCGGGCACGAAGTTGGACTTGCACTGCTTGCAGGGCCTGGGCTTTGGGGCGAACGGGAGGGAGCCGAGCATCATTCGCCCGCCTTGACCGCACAGTAGGCGATGAAGCACCAGACCAGCACCAGCGGAATGGCCATCCACCACGGCAGATGGGGCGCCAAGGTGACGGAGACGATGATCAGCAGGCATTGACTGTTCTTCACGCCGCCCCCTCATCACGGAACTGCACGCCCCGCTCCACCCCGAACGCCGTCATCAGCTCCTGCATCTCGCACATCTCGGCCTTGGTCATCTTCGAGGTGCGCTGGCCGCAGATGACAAACCCGCCATCCAGGCCGGGCACAACCTTCTGTTTCTTGAGCGACGCGGAGAACACGTCCTTCCACTCGTCCTGGGATAGCTTCTGTCCGTACCAGTCCACCTGGTGGCTGATGTCGGTGAGCATGGCCCACAGCCGGCGATTCTGGGCATCGCTGCGCTTCTCGGGCTTGACCTCCAGCGTCAGACGATGGCCGGCCATGAGCATGCCCTTGGCGAGGCGCCAGGCGTTCTCGAAGGGAGCGCGAGCCTGCTGCGCGCTGTAGAGGTGGGCTTTCAGCGTCTCAGCCATTGCCCTTCCCCTCCACCTTCCACCGGCAGCCGGTGCATTCCTTGTCCGCCTGGCCCAGCGTGGTGTGGGTGTAGTTGCACGCCTTGGTCATGGGGTCGGGTAGGTCCACCATGTGGCGGCGACCGTCAGAGGACCAGCCGTCTTGGACGGTGATGGTCTCGGCCAGGGGTGCGCGGTTGTGGCAGCCGTTCACCACTGCTTCCCTTCCATGGCCTCGCGAAGGATGTCGCTGTAGTGCCTGGCCTTGGCACCATCGTCGGTGCCGGCCTTGTGGCCCGCACGCATGCTGTACTTGATCACGTTGCCCTTGAGATAGCCGATGTACTCGGCCTCGGACAGGACCATCTGCATCACCTCCAGGGGCTGCACCGGCATTTCTTGGTAGTGGGTTCCCCCCACTTGGGTGTCCAGGGCGCTCATGCTTCTTCCTTCTTTGCTCGGTGCTTGTCTATCTCTGCCTGCAGGAGGTCAGGGAGGCGGGAGAGGTTGTAGGGGTCGGTCTTGGCGAAGCGTTGAGCGCATTCCATGGTTCCTTCAGCGCCAAACCACTTGAGGCAGCGCCAGAGGTGTTCCATGTACTTGCGCTCGGGGTCGGTCATTCGTCAAAGAACCGCAGGGGCTCATCGCCGTAGTGCGCCAGGAATTGCTGGCTGTCCTTGTCGAACCAGAGTGCGATGCCGCCCTCCCACTCGCCGTTGCGCTGCTTGTCGCAAATCAGGATGCAGTCCGGTTCCTTCTGCTCGTCCACATCCGCACAGGCTTCGCGCTTTTTTTCCTTGGGCTTGTTGCGCCACACGCTGATGACGTTGTCCACCTGGTCGGTGATAGAGCCCGAACCCTTGTAGTCGTACTTGTTGGGCTTGTGGCTCTCGTCCGCGGGCTTGCGGATGTGGTGCACCAGGTGGATGTGCATGTTGTGGTCGCGAGCGATGCACGTCAGCTCGTCAACGAAGGCCTTCTGGCCGTTGTAGTCGTCCTCTGCAGCGACGCACTTCATGAGGCTGTCCACCACGAAGTGGGTCACGCCCAGTTCCTTCGCGCAGTACCGGGCCACCGCGGCGACCTTGGCCGCCGTCACGGTGCCCTGCTGGTCGTACAGCCACAGCCGGGTGTCGGTCCATTCCTTGAAGTCGCTGTACATGGCGATCAAGCCGCGCTTGGCGCCCTCGTCGCCCGCATAGGCCGCGTGTCCGGGATTGGTCCCCGATGCCTGCCGGCCCATGCGCTCCAATGTCTTGAGCGGCTTCATCTCGAAACTGGCGATGCAGACCCGCTCGCCCTGCTTGCACAGGCCCAGTGCAACCTGGCCCGTTACCAGGCTCTTGCCGTTGCCGTTCGCCCCACCCCACACCGTGACCTCGCCCGGGCGGAACTGGATCAGGTCGTGCGTCTTGCGCCACGGCATGAAGGCCTGGGGCGTGCGGACGGGATGCTTGATCCGCTCGATCAGCTCCTGCACGTACATCGACGCGGGCTTGACCTTCTCCCGCGCTTCTGTCTCCCGCTCGTAGAGCGAAAAGTCGATTTCGTCATCAACAATCAAAGGCATAGCAGCTCCCGGTACTTCACGAGAAGTTCTTGTTCGCGCTCCGTCGGGGCGGATGCCCCAGCGCAGGACACCAGGCCGACGATGTGGGCCTTGGCACGTTGGATGGCTTCGATGACGGCCTCGAAGCGGCGGTCGTTGCGCTCAAGCTCGATCAGGTACACCGGAATGCCGACCAGCGGGCGCCAATCCATCGCGGCGGGTTGGTCGGCGGGCTTCACAACGACGTACGCCGGGCCATCGGAGAAGTTCGTCGGCACGCCGACGATCACCTTCACGTCAGCAGGACGCACACGGTCGCGGCGCAATTCGAGGATGTCGGCTAGGCTCACACCAGCACCCCATGCGGCGAGGATTCGTTGACCAGCGAACCCTGTCCGGCCTCAGCACCCTCCCACCGACGGTCGTTCAGGTAGACCAGCGGCGCGGGGATGAACTGGCCGCCCTGCTTCGTCCATGCCTCGCTGGCCTTCATGCGCTTGACGTGAGCCAGGACATCCGCAGCAACACGCTCGGCGTGCGCCTTTTTCCAAGCAGCCAGGCATTTGCCCTTCGCTTGTTTCCGGTCGGATGTTGGCCAGGCAGCCCAGAAGTCGGCGAAGCCGGCAGGCTCGACCTCACGCGACGCGTCGCGTGTATCTAGTGTTCCCTTCCCTTCCCTTCCTCCCTGCGCGTCAGTGACAGTGCTTTCACCGTCACTGACGCGTGCTGACGCGTCGTGACGCGTGGGGCACGCGTGGGGCGAAGGGAGGGTTGATTGGGATTCGCGGGGATTGATGTGCTGGTGCTTGCCGAACGAGGGGATGTAGGCCAGGCCCTCGCTGTACAGAACGACCAGACCAGCCTCCACCAGCTCGGCACACATCGCCTTGATGTCGCAGTTGTCCGCGGGGAAGTACCGCAGCTTGAACGTCATGGGCTTCCAGGGAAGGCGACCTTCCTTGTCGGCCTCGCACCAGATCGCGATGTACAGCAGCCGGGTCAACGGCGGCAGGGCCACGATGTCCTCACTGGTGAAGAACTCTGGCTTGATGGTGCGGATGCGGGCCATTTAGATGCGGGCCCCGTCAGCCTCGCCGGCCGTCACGAAGTAGCACGGGGCCTTGCCCTCTTCCTGGGCGTGCCTGGCCACCTTGCGCAGGGCCGTGATGCCGTTCATCTGGCGCATGTACTGCTCAGCAGCCTTGCGTTGGCCCTTGAGCATGGCAATCTCAAGGCGCTTGCCGAGCGCCTGGGCCTGCAGCTCGCGGGCCTCGTCTTGCAGCTTGAGGATCTGGTCGGCGGTGTTCATCACAGGCTCCCTCGCAGAATCCGCTTGGTGGCCGTGTAGCCAGGCGGCGTGATCACGATGTCGCTGCGGCGTGGGGTCAGGTCGATGGCCTGGCCGCGCTTGGGGTGCTTCGGGGCCTTGTCTGCCACGTACGGACGTGGGTCGAAGATGTGGCCATGGAAGGGGTTGCGGGTGTTCATCACGACTCCGTGTTTTTTCCGTTACGGAAAAGTCTTAGCGCTTGCGGCGTTCAAAACGAACCACGGTGGCCGTCTTGCGCAGCGTGCGCACGAACCGACTCACGATGGCCTGCCGAGCAAGATCGGTTGCTGCCTGGTCCACAGAGATTCCGCGGGCTTGCGCGTACTCCTGAACGGCATTGAATTCCGCCTCGCTGAGATCCAGGGGCTGGGGGGGTTGTCTCTGCACGGGTGCTCATTTCCGTTACGGGTGAGTTGTTCTTTCGCGCCCCTTGTGGGACGGGTTTGTCACGAATGAGCGGCTCGCAAATTTGCGCCGTCGTACCCAGAATTCCCGCCATGCACACGACCCCGGATCGACTCCATGATCAGTTCGCGCAGGAACGCAGACGGCTGCATGCCGTTGAGCGCGCTGACCGCCTCGACAACGCGCAGCTCGTCCTCGTTAAGGCTCAGATTCACGCGCTTTGCACGGATGTGGGCCGGGTTGGCGTACATGGAATGAACTCCCTAATTTCTTGTGGTTCGGTTGGTGGATGGGTGCACGTCGTTGACGCGCTACCCGAATGGGTGGCCCAGCACCAGCGCGCCGGCAGCAATGCCAACGAGAACGCATGCGGTGGTGGGCTTCTCGCTGACGGCGCAGCAGGCGCCGGCAAACGCGCAGACGGCGAAGACGGCGCAGGAAGCGGCAGCGGTGAACATGGCTCAGGCGCTCTCTGCGGTGGGGCTGACAACGCGCCACGTCGTGCCGTGCGTGGTGTCCTGAACCTCGATGCCGTACAGGCCGAGAACGATGTCGATGGCGGGCGCTGCTTCGCGGTTGCAAATCAGGTAGGCCTGATGCCGCTTGCTCAGCAAATCAGAAATGAACTCGACAGGCAGTTCCATGGCTCAAGCCCCCTGCTCTGCGGTGGGGCGGCGCTTCTTGGCGGTGCGCTCATCTGCGAACCACTCAGGCCTCAGAACGCGCAGCTGCCAGACGCGGGGCTTGGGCACCTCGTCTCCCCATTGGCTCACCGCGCTCGGGGTGATGTTGAGCAGGCTGGCAAGGGCGGCAGCGCTCCCAGCAAAACGGATGGCGGCTTGGGTTTCCATGTGCATCAATTTAGCACACTTAATTCTAGGGCGCAAGTGCGCTAAACAATTTAGATGGCTTAATTCTGCAAATGGCTCTGAAAGACCGCATCACCGAAGCGATCCACGCATCTGGCAAGACGCCAGCCGAGATTGCGCGCGAAACGAAAACAACGAACGCTGCCGTCACCCACTGGATGAACGGAGGGACCAAGAGCTTGAGGGCGGCAAGCGCCGAAGCCCTAGAAAGGGCCACGGGCTACAGCGCTACGTGGCTTGTTACGGGGGTGGGGAGTAAGCTTGTCGCAGCCAACGTGGAACCTGGGCCAGACCTCAAGGGGCTGGTGCCCTTGATTTCATGGATACAGGCCGGAAGTTGGCATGGGGCAGAGGACCCTCTTCACCCCGGCGAGGCGGAGACATGGATGCCTTCACCCACAAAGTGCAGTCCCAGTAGTTACGCCCTGCGCGTGCGCGGGGATAGCATGACAGCGCCACATGGGAACATTCGGAGCTACCCAGAGGGGTGCATCATCTTTGTGGACCCAGAGAGGCGCCTGCCTGTGAACGGAGACAGAATCGTGGCCAAGCTGCGTGGAACAGACGAGGTAACGTTCAAGATCTACAAGAACGAGGACGGCCGCCAGTGGTTGCAGCCTCTGAATCCGGCGCATGAGCCCATCCGAGAACCTTTCCAAGTGCTTGGAGGCGTTGTCGGGACGTGGATCCCAGAGTAGTTGTCACACGTCAGTTGCCGGGGTTGCACTGTTCCTCAGCAACTTGATGCCGCGAAGCGAGAGGGTGACGCCACGGGCGACAAGGTACGCCGCGGCCGGGACCAGGCCGAAGTACCACAGCACGAAGTTCAACCACGTGTGAACGGCCGAGTGGTTCTGCACCAGCACGAACCAGCTCAACGGCGCCAACAGAGAGAAACCCAGCAGCGCGGCGTCGCGCTTGGCGTCGGGGTCGCGTACGTAAAACAGCGCCGCAAGGGCCACGCCCGCCATGGCGATCAGAGCGACGAACCCATTGAACCGGAACAGAACGGGAGTCTGCCATTCCGAGATGTAGGTATTCAGCACATCGCCCAGCGGCACCAGTTCATGGGGCTTGATGACGCCCGCCAGGACCCCGACGAAGCTGTACTTAATCGCATCTCCACCCACGGTGTTCGGCGCACCCACCACCTCGGGCCGCCCCACTGAATGCAGGGCGGCAGCCAGCACGAACCCGATGATGGCCGAGACGAGCAAACCCAAGGCCAACTGCGCAGACTTGCGCGCCCCATGGACAGGCTGCCTTCGGAACGGGTCCACGAAGAAGACGATCAGCGAGAACAGCACCACGGTGGATAGGTACTCGTACCCAGCCAGGGACTTGAGGAAGACTGTGGCGCCGTAGAGTGCGATCAGCAGGCTCCTGCGTCGCCACGACTGGCTGCGGTAAACGACCATTGCGACCACTGCCGGCAGGAACCAGAGGAACGCCGCCCAGTACAGATTTCTCGCAACACCCACGATCCAGGGCGAGCCCAGCATGCACAGGAACAAGACAGCCGCGTACGTGCGAGAGATCGTCAGGCTTGCCTCTCGGACCAAGGCCGCGAGAACGGCCGCCATCGCGACTGACATCAGGGCCTGAAGGGAGTACACCGAGTCCAAGCCCAGCCGATAGGCCCACGACAGCAGGACACCCTGAATGCCAAACTGAGGCGTGTAGGGGTCGAAGACATACGGGCGGTCGTCTAGAACGCGAACCAGCGCCGGTCCATCCAGCCGACGGGCGTCGAACTGCGGGCCGTCATAGGACACATTCAGGTAGTTGAAGCTCCGCAAAATCGCGGAGACGGTGCGCTCCTGCCCGTCCGGCAGCACCAGCTTGCGTCCCACCAAGATTTCATCAGACGCATAGCCTCGCTCTCCCGGCGCCGCGACCATGATCAAGAATGTGTTGGCATGCACACTGAAGCCGTGCCGCCAGTTCTCGTCCGTCAGGTCGCTGACCATCACGCCATCAGGGTGGTCCACCCGAGCGTAGGTCGCCAGCACGTCGGCAGATTTGTCTACCTTCGCTCGCTGAACGAAGCCCAAGTTCGCGCCCTTGGTGTCAATGCCATTTGCGTCAGCGAAGACCTTCCCGAGCACGAGCGCTTCAGAACCGTCCTTCCAGGTGCGGAACTGAGCGTCCGACGCAGTGCGGAAAAAGTTGGCTTGGAATGCGAGCAGCAGCAATCCGAAGACGGCGTAGCTCCTGATGCCTGGTAGGTACATGAATAGCGGCCCAAAGTAGAGAAGGGATCAGATTGTGCCTTGCGAGTGCAGCCTGCTTAATTTTCTTCTTTAGCACGCTTGACAACAAAATTAAGCGTGCTAAATTACGTTCACCGCAGCAAACAAGCAGCGGTGACCGCTATGACTCCGGCGCGCCAAAGCCGTGACGAGTGCGAGAGGTGGAAGGTGTTGCCCCGAGCCTGATTGATCGGGGGTGCTGGGAGAGCTTCGGCTCGTATAGATCAGCGAAGGCCTTTCGCAAGAGAGGCATCAAAACAGAGTTCGCACGAGCCCTGCTTTGATGGACGCCTGAGCCAGCGCCGTGCGGCCACGCTGGCAAATCAACAGCAACAGCTGGTGCGGGAAAAAAGAAAAGCCGTGCCTTATCGGCAGCAGGCGCGCCATCAACCCACATCCGAAAGACGACCATGACCACACGAACCTACCCCTACAAGGCCTGGACCCTGACGCCGTCGTTCAAGCCCGTCGAAGTTGAGCTGGTTGGGCTCGCCTGGAACGACTGGGGCTCTTATGCCCACTGGGATAAATCGGGCAGCGGCAAGAGCTACGACAGCACGAAGCTGCATGCCACCAAGGACGCCGCCATTGCGGCCGGCTTTGCATCTCTGGACGAGCAGCGCAAGAAGCTGGAGAAGATGCAGGCCACCATCGACAAGCGGCACGCCGCGCTGCACAAAGCGTCCGAGTAGCCACCCCGCCCCCACCACCCACAGCCCGCCCTTAGCGGGCTTCGTTGTTTATGGAGCAAGACATGCGCAAGAAAGACGACGGCGGGCCAGCGTTCCCGCAAGCCAAGGTGACGATCCTGGCCGAGGACGGGACACCCAACGAGGCGGCGGCGGTCACGCACGGCGGCATGTCCCTGCGTGACCACTTCGCGGGGCTGGCGCTTCAGGGGATCTGTGCCCACGACACGACATGGGGATGGGGGAGCACCGAACTCGTCGCACAGCAGTCCTACGAACTGGCTGACCAGATGTTGAAAGCGCGCAAGGCGAGGCAGCCATGAACGCCCGCCCAGGCTGGACACCTCAGAAGCAAGAGTTCTACGACCTTGCCAGCGAGGCGGAGGACGAACCAGTCACCGAGCGCGAGATAGCCGTCGCCATGCGCGAGCAGCTGGACATGCTCATCAAGGCCATTGACAGGCCCAGCGGCGACCGCTGCGAGACCTGCGACCTGTGGGTGGACATCGTTGCCAACGCTGTCGAAGGCCGCGAGCAGGCCCGCATTCGGGCGATGGACTGATGCCCTGGACCCACCACGACACCCGCCAGCTTGCCAGGAAGGCAGAGGCGGAGCACCGAGCACGAAAACTCAAGGAGAGCGAGATGGACATCCCGCGCGGAGAAATCTGGGTGCCGATCCAGGCCAAGAGCCAGGGAAGCATCGACACCCACAACGGCCGGCTGTTGACCGGCTTCTACATGACCGAGAGCCAGCTGCGCGACACCGCGGCTACGGCTCTGGAGTGCATGACGCCGGCCGCCCGCGCGCTGCTTCTGGAGCAGATGAAGGAGACAGCATGAACTTCATCCAGACATGGCTCTACGCCATCGCAGCGTGCCTGTTCATCTCCTGGGCTGCAGTGGATGAAGCACCGGACGAGGTTGCCGCTTCCCAAGCATCGGCCGATTCCACCAACGACGCACAACAGGCCGCAGTGGTTGCGGCGAGAAGGGGGGAGTGATGGGAGAAACGACGACGTGGTTCCGAATTCAGTTCGAGAAGATCCAGCCGGTTGAAGTAGTCGCCAGCACCGACAAGACGGTCACGGTGCGGACTTACTGGCGAAACAACCTCAGCGTCGCCCCACAGGCCCGTGACTTGAAGCGCCACAAGTTCACCGGCTTCGAGTGCTACTTCCCGACGTGGCAAGAGGCTCATGCGCATCTGTTGAAAGAGGCTGAAGGCAATCTCCTTGCGGCCCGCCGCAGCCTCGAAACCGCCCAGTCCGCCTACGGCAACGTCAAAGGCATGAAGCCCCCCAAGGAGCCAACCCCATGACCGAATCCCCCATGCAAGACACCCAGCAAGAGCACTACACCGGCCTGCACTTCGTTGGCCTGTGGCTCGGAATGCTCGGCGCGGGTCTCTTCTTGATGACCGCTCTGTTTCATGGCGTAGGCGCCCTCGTGGCTTCTGCGCTCGCACTTTTCAGCTGAGGACGCAATGCACAAGCTGCGCAACTTCCTCGCGCTCTACCGGCTGTACGCCGCCTACCACCCGCGCCGGTACGCCGCGCGCATCGCATTCGGCATGGCCTTCAAGGGCCTTCCGTTCTGAGGACGACATGAAGAACATCGCCGCCGCAATGGTCAAGGCCCAGAAGCAATTCGGGCCAGCGCTCAAGACCCACACCAACCCTGCATTCCGCTCCAAGTACGCGGACCTGTCGGCCTGCATCGAGGCCGTGATCGACGCACTGAATAACAACGGCATCTTCCTGATGCAGTCCTCGCACGAGTGTGAACGAGGCGTGTCAGTCGAGACAGTGTTTGTGCACGAGTCCGGCGAGACGATCAGCGCCGGCAAGTTGTCGGTCCCCGCGGCCAAGCAAGACCCGCAAGGGTATGGATCGGCGTTGACCTACGCCCGCCGCTACTCCCTGATGGCTGCATGCGGCATTGCGCCAGAGGATGACGACGGAAATGCCGCACAGCGCAAAGCGCCCGACGCGGCCGCAATCCTTCGGTCCATCAGCGGCGCGGCATCAGTGGAGACGTTGAAAACCAACTTCGAAGCCGCCATGCAGATGCTGGACGAAGCCCATCACCCAGCGATCACCAAGGCGAAAAACGCCCGCTACAAAGAACTCACGAAAGAACAGCAGCCCTCATGAACAACATCACCATCGCCGGCCCGCTGGGTCGTGACTCTGAGCTCCGCAGCATCCCAAGCGGCGAGCAAGTCCTGTCGTTCAGTGTTGCCGACAGCGCGGGACGCGACAAGCCAACGATCTGGTGGAACTGCCAGCTGTGGGGCAAGCGTGCGGCATCCCTGGGGCCGTACCTGACCAAGGGGCAGCAAGTCGCCGTTTCCGGCTCGGTGTCGGAGCGCGAATGGACAGACAAGGATGGCGCCAAGCGCAAGACCCTGGAAGTCCGCGTCAGCGACGTGGCGCTGCAGGGCAAGCCGCAGACCTCGGAGCCCGCCAGCAGGCCGCAGCAGCGCCCGGTCAAGGACTTTGACGACGACTCGGATGTGCCTTTCTGACCATGCCAGTACGCGATTACCCGGCTTACGCCCGCTCCCCGAAGGGAAAGGCCGCGCGCGCTCGGGCGCATGCCCGGTACGTCGCCAAGCGTCGGGCCGAGAAGGCCCGACCTCCTGCCTTCGACCCCCAACCACTTCTATCCGCATGGAGTCAGCATGACCGCCGTGACCTTGTTTGATCTTGCGCAATCGGTGCGCGAGTCCGTGAACCAGATCGATCCCGAAACCGGCGAGCTGGTCGAAACCTATGCGCAGAGCCGCGAGCTGTTCCAGAACAAGGCCGTCGCCTGTGTGGCCTACGCCAAGGAAGAAGCTGCGGCACTGGAGGCTGCCGACGCCATGCTCAAGCAGATGCGGGAGAAGCTGGACGCTCGGGCCAAGCGCCTGGAGGGCTTCAAGCGCTACATGGCCGACTGCATGAAGGCGACCGGCATCCTGGAAGTGAAGCACGACACCGGCCTGTTCGGCGCCAAGCTGTTCGTGGACCGCGACGAGTCAGTGCAGATCGAGGACGGCGCGACCTTCCCCGCGGCTCTGTGCAACGAGCCGAAGCCGCCCGCGCCCAGCAAGACCAAGATCAAGAACGCGATCAAGGCTGGCGAGGCTGTGGCCGGTGCTCGCATTGTTCGCACTGACCGACTGGCGATCAGTTGACCATGCGCATCGAACGAGTCGAAGCCATCACGGCCCTGCTGCGCAAGCGCGGACCGATGACCACCAGGGACATAGCCGAAGAACTTGACGCAACCGTGCACGCCATCAATGGCGCCATCGGCAAGCGCCGCAAGGACCACCCGGGCGAGCGGTTCCGAATCGTCGGCTGGACCCAAGTGACAGGGGAATGGCGCTGCCTCTTGGCCCGCTACTCCGCCTCGGGAGGCGATGACGCTATCAAGCCAAAGCGCAGCGAGCGAGAGCTGAACCGCGAGGCCGTCCGCCGCTACCGGGCCAAGAACCTTGAGGCCTACCGCGCCAAGGAGCGCGCTAGAGCTGCCAAGCGCCGAGGAACTGTGATTGCGATCAACCCATGGACCGGCCTCGCCCCAGTGTCACTTCGGTCCCACATGGCCAAGGTCGCCGCCAACACCAGCACGCTCGCCGAGGCGGCGTGACCGACATCCCCATCTGCGGAGGATTGAAAAAATGACCAAGCGCCAGTTCTGGACGGCACGGGAGGAGCGAATCCTGCGCGACCTCTACCCCGACTGCCTGGCCGAGACGGTCGCCCGCGAGCTCGGCCGCCCCGTTCGCGCCGTCTACCAGAAGGCCACGGCGTTGGGCCTATCCAAGAGCGAAGCCTTCAAGGCCAGCGACGCGTCAGGCCGAGTGAAGCGCGGCAAGCAGCACCCCAGCATGGTGGCATCGCAGTTCAGGCCTGGACTGACACCGTGGAACAAGGGCGCCAGAGGGTCCACCGGAACGCAGGAGGGGTGCCGCGCCACGCAGTTCAAGCCAGGGCGGGCCGCCAGCGAGGCGGCCAACTACGCGCCCATCGGCAGCCTCCGCATCTCGAAGGACGGCTATGCCGAGCGCAAGGTGACCGACGATCCAGGCATCGTGCCGGCGCGCCGCTGGGTCGCCGTGCATCGCCTGGTGTGGGAGGCCGCGCGCGGCCCCATTCCGGCCGGCCACGCCGTGGTGTTCCGCCCTGGCCAGAAGACGGCCGAAGCCGACCGCATCACCGTCGAGATGCTCGAGATGCTGACGCGCGCGCAGCTGATGCAGCGCAACAGCTACCACACCAACTACCCGCCCGAGGTGCGCCAGCTGGTGCAGCTGCGCGGCGCCCTCACCCGACAGATCAACTCGCGCACCCGCGCACTGGAGCAGCCATGAGCGCAAACCACATCAGCACCGTCCGCCAGCACCTGATCGACCAGCTGGCCGCCCTGCGCAAGGCCGACGGCGCCGACGCTGTACGGCTGGAGATCGACCGTGCCAAGGGCATCAGCGACGTGGCCCAGGTCATCGTCAACAGCGCCAAGGTCGAGGTCGAGTACCTGCAGAAGACCGGCCAGGTCAGCACGCCCTTCCTGGAGGTGCCGCCCGATGCGCCCTACCTCACGACGCAGACCGATGACCTGCCCAACGGCATCAGCAGCATCACCCGCCACCGCCTGCAGGGCTGACCGACCATGAACGAAATTCCAAGCCCCCAAGCAGGCGGGTACAACCCTGCCGACCACGACAAGCGTTGCCCGCGCGCAATGGACAGCAGCGTGCGGTGCAACTGCGGTGCCGAGCCAGTGGGCGAGGTCTACACGATGGAGGCCCTGGTGCCGGGTGGAGGCGTGAAGCACCACGTCACGCTTCACAGGCCCCTGCCGGCAGGAACGAAGCTGTACACCGCTCCTGCCGCGGCTGCGCCCGCGGCGCTACCAGCCATGACGCCCGAGTTGGCATCCATCCTGGGGATGATGTGCTTCCAGTGCGTTCACTTCGCGCAGGCGCTGCGCGCGGCCGGCCACGAGATCAAGCCCCGCGCTGAGGACGAACAGGCCGCGGCGCTGTACTGGATGCTGGGTCACTACTTCCGCCACGGTGATGACTGGCGCAAGCACGCGCTCGATGACTTGGAGCGCATGCGCGCCGTGGTCATCGAGCGCACCACTCAACAGGGAGCCAAGGCATGAGCGCCCTCAAGATCAGGACGGCCGACGGCACGAAGCTGCCGGCGCCACGGCTGCAACTGCGCTGGGAGGCCAACAAAGGCGGCCCCGCATACCAGTGGCAGTGCCACTACGAACTGGTGCTCCCGCTCGACAAGTACGACATCCGCCGCGAGGTCTACAACGACGATGGCGAGGAAATCGGCGAGGTGGACGAGTTGGTCGTTGCGCTCAAGCCGCCGTCACTCCGTGGCTCGAGCTGCACCCCCTGCAAGGCCCAGGACGGCACGCCCTACTACGATCCTCCGTACCGCGACGGGGCACATGCAGGTTGGGACGCGAAGGTGTTGGGCAACCCGCCGATCTACGTCATCGCCCCAGACGGCATGGCGTTCAAACGCGAGGAGAAGCCGGAGCAACCAGCCAATTCAATCCGCCAACAAGGGGGATCAGCACCATGAAGATGGCAAAGGCCAGCGAGGCCGACCTGAGAATGGCGATGGACCTGTGCAGCGCGCTCGACCTGCTGGGCCAGCGGTTCATCCCCTGCATGCCCGAGGCGATCGAACAGCTCGGCCCTGACGACGAGCGCGAGCCATTCGACAGCGACGACGACGCGCAGTGCGGCCGCGCGATGCGCCACCTGCTGGAGATTGCCGAGCGCGGCAGTCTGATGCGGGTCGTCTGGGGCATGGCCGTGCTGCTGGACCCGGCCAACCGCATGGTGGACTCGGACGCCGACACCCTGGAGCGCCATCCCAGCCACGCCGCGGCGGTGGCGGCGCTGAAGAACCTGGTTGACCGCGACTTCACGTTCTTCAGCGGCGCGATGGTCGGCGCGAACAAGAAGATCACCCGCGACGAGGTGCTCGCTGCGCGCGACGCGCTGTCCCAGGTCGGTGCACCGTGATAGCCATGCACCGCTTCCCAATTGGCACCCAGTTCGCCGTCCGTCGCGGCCCGAAGCGCACGGATATCTGCACCGTGACCGACCACCTGACCACCACGAACTCACGAGGCGAGGTCGTGCGCGAGCGCTACATGGCGACGCACCCGTTCTGCGGGCAGACCATCACCGACGACGACGTGGTGGACCCGACCATCGCGCGCGGCCTGTTGCCGGACTATCAGCACCTGCTCGCCCTATCCAACCCTCCCCGCTGACACATGGAAAACAACCTCCAACCGCACCAACGGCAACTGGCGCCCGAGGCCAACAAGTTCCACACCGGCAACGGCGGCGACGGCAAGCACTACTGGCTGACCCCGCCCGACCTCTACCGCAAGCTGGCGGCCGAGTTCCGCTTCGACTTCGATCCGTGCCCGTTTCCGCGGCCGGCCGGCTTTGACGGACTGACCTGCGAGTGGGGCTCATCCAGCTACGTCAACCCGCCGTTCGGATCCATCTTGCACCAGGGCCCTGGCGACAAGTCGCCGAAGAAAAAAGGCCCTACCGCCTGGGCGCGCAAGGCCATCGAGGAAAGCCGCAAGGGCAAGCGCGTCGTGCTGGTCTACCCCATCGACAAGTGGGTGCTCATGCTGCTGGAGGCCGGCGCCCAGGTGCGCAACCTGGGCGACGTGAAGTGGCTGGCCACCGAGGACGGAGCCGAGGGGCGCGGCACCGGCCGGCACATCGGCTGCTTCGTGCTTGAGCCCAAGGCGCTCGCCTGATTTTCTGATCCCCTTGCCGGACGGATAGAAATGACAAATCAACCTTCTGCAGAGCGCCGGCCTGTCGTTGGCTGGGAAGGCTTCTACGAAGTTTCCAGCGATGGCCGGGTGTTCAGCCTGGACCGCGTGGTGAAAACCGGCCGCGGCCCTGGCATCCGCAAGGCCAAGGAGCTTCGCATCAACCCGAACACCAAGGGCTACGCCAGCGTGAGCCTGTGCGTGAACTACAAGCAGGTCTACCGGCGCGTTCACCGCTTGGTCGCGGAAGCGTTCATCGAAAACCCTCACGGGTATCCCGAGGTCAACCACAAGAACGCGAACCGCATGGACGCCCGGGTGGAGAACCTGGAGTGGTGCACGTCGAGCCAGAACAAGCTCCACGCCTTCTACGTGACCAGGTCGCTCACGATCAAGCCGCGGTGCAAGCTGAGCTACGAGATCGCCGAAGAGATTCGGATGCAGTACCCATCGGCCAACATGACCGAACTGTCCAAGAAGTACGGCGTTAGCCACACCGCGATCTCCAACATCGTTCACCGCATCGCGTGGCAGAACGCCCCGCAACAGGACGCACCATGACCAAGCAAACAGAACAAGGCGCGGCCGAGCCGACAGACGTGGAACTGCTGCTGTTCGCCGGAGGCCATGAGGACCCCAACGATGCGCCGGCGTCGTCGTGGCAGTTCGACAATGACGAACTGGTGCGCCTGCTGCGTGGCGTGATCGAGCGCTTCGGCCAGGCCAAGATTCCCAGCACCGAGGGCTGCGCATTGGAAAACCGCGACCTGCCCAACTTCGACCCGGCCGACCTGACCATCGATTCGTTCCCGCGGCGCCCGCCAGGCGGGATGCAGGTCGGCATGTCTGTCGGCGTGGTGGTGCGCCATAAGCCATCCGGCTTCAGCGTCATCGTGGACAACCACCGCAGCCAGCACCGCAACCGGGACGAGGCCTTGCGCCAGTTGGCGTTTCTGGTGCACGTCTTCGGAGACATGCCGGCCGCCACCGCTGGAGGTGGGAATGGCAGCTCTTGAGCTTGTGCCGCGCACTGTCTACCGCGCGCCGACAGCGCGGAGGCATTACCTCACGCCCCGCGCTGCCGCAGATGCCGAAGCGCGCGCGCTGGTCATGCGCAAGTACCCGACCGAGCGCGAGGGCCGAGACCACAACGGGATGGTCTACGACCCGGGCTGGCATTGGTCCAGCGATCCCCGGCTCGTGCGCTTGCACAAGCGGCTGCGGCGCAGCCTACTTCGGCGGCTTCGGTACGCCGCCACCTCCCACCCCACACCGAAGGAATGACCCATGAACGAGCGTGAAGCATTCGAGGCCTGGATCAAGCAAGGCGGCGGCGACCTGAGCACCTTCGGGACCGAGCCGAACATGCACTACCACAACAGCGCGGTGAACAACGCCTGGACCGGATGGGCGCGCCGCGCAGCCCTCGCATCTGCACCGGCCGCCACGCAGGGGGAGGCGGTGGCGTATGCCTTAAGGTGGCCGTACAACGGGCGCCTCAATCTGAGCACGGTGTTCGACACTCAGCGCGAAGCGGAGGACTACGCCGCGCAATGTCAGTATGGGGCCGTCGTAGTTCCGCTCTACGCTGGGCCGCATGCCACGGCGTCGGCAGACGAAGACCACGCCCTGACCATCGCCTACATGAGCGGCTTCAACGATGCAAAGGCGCAGTTCATGGCCACCCCCACCCCGCAGCCAGCCCGAGCAGCCGAGGCCACGCAACCAGCAGCGGCAGAGCAGCCGGACCGACTGTCGCTTCCTGCGAAATGGGTCGCCGAACTGCTTACCCTGTGCGGCCCCGAGCAGCACGAATTGCGGGATCGGGTGCGAGCGAGTCTGGCACCATCCCAGGCGCCGGCCGGGGTGGAGGCGGCGCAGCAGGACGCGGTGGAGCTGACCGCGCTCATCGTGCGTGACTGCTGCGAGACCGACCCGGCCGACCCGGACGAGCCATCGACCGTCTGCATCAGCGTGACAGAGCTCAACTGCATCGTGCGCGAGCGACTTCAGGCCGCCGCCGCTGCAAAATCCCACCCCCAGGAAGGACGGATGCCATGAGCAAAAGAACTTGGCACAGCGGACCGCCGCCGCACGTCGGCTGGTGGAATGCCAGCATGTTCGACGACGACGAGATGTGGCGGTGGTGGGGCGGGGAATTCTGGTCGGATGGTGTCCACTGCAGCCATACGCAGCACTGGGCGTCCAAGGTCGCGGCGGGGATGAAGGCAAGGTCGCAAGGCATCCGCTGGAGCGACTACTGGCCCAGGCGTGCCCGCGTGCCCCGCATCGACCCGCGACCCGCCGCCCAGATCGGCAAGACCAACCAGCCCGGGGAGGCATGATGAAGACCACGATTCGCAAGTGCCCGCGCTGTCACAAGAACCGGCGCGACGGCAGTCCAGTTTCATACGTCTGGTGGATTGTCAAAGGCTATGGGCTCATGTGCTGGGCCTGCTGGGACAAGATCAGCGCCAGCTTTTACAGGAGTTTCGGCCATGGCTGACACACCACAGATGCCGGCGGAGCAGCTGCGCGCCGGGCTGGAGGCGGCCGGGTGGCGCATCGACCGCGACTCGATGCGCGATCCTATGAATCGGTGCGACTGGTACGCATGGATGCCCAAGCGCCCAGCCGACTGGCCTGACTGCGAGTGCAACGACAAGCCGCCCAGCCTGGTGATCTGGCCCAGCTATCTGCGGCTGCCTGACGGCCGCGAGATGGCCGGCGTGGAGTTCGAGGTGACCGGCGAGTCCGGCGGGCGATGGTTCAAGCTGCGCATGTACAGCGTGCAGCCCAATGAGGCGCTGGCGGCGGCAGAGGAGGCCGTCGCAGGCCTGGGGGCCGCATGGACCGCCATCGCCACCACTTTTCAACCCCCACAGAAGGCGGACTCCGACTGACCGCCCCTGCAACCAGCAACACCGAGCCCGCAACACGCGGGCTCTTTTCATTGGAGGCCTACATGGGCGATCTGATCGGACTTTCTGAGATCAGCATGACGCTGAACGTGACCCACGACTACGCCCGGGATCGGGTTGTGAAACGGCCCGACTTCCCCAGGCCGGCCATCTCCCTCAGTCAGAAGTGCCGGCGCTGGAAGAAGGCAGAATTCGAGACGTGGCTGCGCCGCGAGCAGCGCAAGCCGGAGCGATGAATTTCCCCAGCGGTTTACCCAACCACCCCGAAACCCGCGCCAGGCCTTGCGCTTCGATCCCGGTTCGGGGCACCAAGTCCTTGACACATGGCAAGTTCAAAGAGTTCGAGCCAGTCTCTGAAACAGGCCCCAACGCGGTTGTGTCCGCCGTTCTGGAGGGCGTCATGCAGACGCCCTTCACTGGGCTCTCCGCCGAAGACAGCGCCATGGCCCCGGCCGGGACCTCGCACCCGTCGCTCACGCTGCCAACGCGAGCGCAGCGCCCCCCGCGCAGTTCGCCAACTCAGAAATCCATCGTCGCCGACATCGTCAAGGTCCGCGGCTTGCCCAGGTACAGCCAGCTGCCCGAGCCGCTGGCCCAGTAGTCGCGGCCCAAAAGGTTTTCGATGCCTGCGCGCAGCA